GTGAAACGCACTTTAGACTCTAGACACTTTTCATTGTCTTCGCTGTAGAATGCAACGATGCTATAAATACCATCATTCATAGCAATTTATCAAGAAGGTGCTTGATTTTGTCTTAACCGAAGAGCATTGGCGTTAGCCAACACTCTAGTTTATTACGAATTCCAACCTTTAAACTGTTGTATTTCGTATTCCTTAGATGACTCTTCTGGTGCGGTATGGTCTTTCCAATTGTTGACCCACACAGCACACTCTTCATCATCTGCTACAATGGCAATGAGTATAGATGCAAGTGCTACAACACCATTTGCAATCAATGCAGGTGCACATCGCATACCATCAACCCAACCAAATCCCCCAACTGACACTAACCAAAAGAAGGTTACTATTGTTGTTGGTAATACTAATAAAAATCCAATTAAACTAAGCTTTTTCATTATTAAGTTCTTTAGGTGAATAAATAAGCTTTAATTAATACGTCTTCAGGCAGATCTCTCTCCTGAAGACGTATAGAAAATATAATGCTAGTTTATAGACACTTAGCAAGGTCTTACGGTGCACATCCGCTGTGAGACAGCACGGTCTCCCTAGCATTTCCCGCTCTCAGGGTCTAGGCATTTGCGTTAAAAAATGGAGTGACTGAAAATCTCCCACAAGTCGACTTGCTCGGTTCTCCATCACTCCAATGTATTACTAAGGTGTTTGATTATGTCTTAACCGAAGCCCCACTCACGTGGGACTAAAGTTAATTCACACCTACATCAATTGCTCAGGGTCGTCAACGTGGTTAGCGTCTAGTTCTGGCATTGGTTGATACTTTGGTTGTGTCTCCATTTCTGGTTCTTCAACTATGAATGCATCATTAGTCTCAATCATTCTTTCGATTCTTGATTCTAGACGCCATCCATCTCTTTCGATTAAATGTTCAATCTCAGACTTGAGATGTTTAATCTTATCCATAAGCATTTTATTGCTCACTTCTTTCTTGATGAAGCTTTCAAGAGCCTTTAATTGCTCTGGATTGAACTCCATCTTGGACGCTTTTTTTGAGCTGTTAGTCCCAGCTTTGTGGCTAATTCGTGCCATGGCTATGTTGTTTTAGTTAGTAACCAATGCATCATTAAGGTGATTGATTCTGTCTTAACCGTCTCGCAACAAGCGTAGCACAAGTGAGTATCAAACAAGGTCGTCACACGCAGTGTGACACATTAACAAGCGAGCAACTCACGAGTCATACGAACGCGAGTGAGTATGATGTGCAAGCGCGTAGCGCGAGCGTGACACGCTAGTGTCTTATGTATGACATCACACGCCACGTGGTTTTCTTATCTTTTCCTATAAGAAAACCACGCAGTGTGATACCTTGGAGCGTAGCGCAGTATGTTATCTCTACCTTTTTAAAGAGATAACATACAAGCGGAGCGACCCATGCGAGGGCCCTGTATAGTGTGTAGGCATCAAGCGTGGAAGGTCAGGGTCCGAGCATATGATTCTGTCTTAACTGTACAGTTGTGTATCGTAAAATAAGCGAGCGCAGCGAGCGTCAGTGAACGTAGTTCTTCGGAGAAGCGAGCGAAGCGAGCGTATTTCTCTTTTTGTTGGCGGGGGTATTTTCGTTTTTTGTTTTGGGTCGGGAGTTTTTTCTATAGTGGATCACGACCTCGATTATACAGAATACTTTTATTATCGCCATAGAAATCCTGATAACTCTCAGGTTTAAAATTTTTTTTGAAATTTTTTTCTTAGCTTTGTCCCACTCTTTACGAGGATACCCCACCAGGAAAAGCAATGATATGAAGTGGGGCTACTACGTCTAATGTGCGTAAAACAGCGCACAAAACTGTAAACAATTACAGAAAAAGCCTAGGTGCTTCTTGCTCGCAAGTTTTGGGGAATTAAAAAACTCTTGGGAGGGGATAAGAGTTATTGTATATCTTTGTATAAAATACAAAAGATGAACAATATAGCTCTTACCCTAATTAAATCTTATTTGCCTTATTTACTATCATTTCTATTAGGTATTGTAGTTGCCTGGAAAGGATGTGGGGGAGGGGGAGAAACGATAAAGGAAATCGTAGAAATTGAAAAGCCTGTATATCGTACAGAATACGTTGACAGGTGGAAAACAGATACTGTACGATATGTAGATACACGTATAGTAAATGTCTATGATACTATAACCAATAATATACTTACTGTAGATACTATATATAATGTAGATACTATATCTATTGTAGAAAGCTGGCTAACAGAAGTTAATATATATGATACATTGATATCTTTTGAAAATGCATCTGTAGCTCTTAAATGGCAAAACTATCAGAATAGATCAGAGGGACTTTTTGTTACATATGATATGAAAAAGAAATCTCGACCTAATTACTCCTTAGGTATTCATGGTAATATAGGATTAGTTACCGACTTTAAAGCTTCATATGCACCACTGTTTGGTATAGGAGCAAACATTAAAGTAAATAAACTTTACTTTGGTCCTAACTATGGATATAATGGAGACCACTATTTAAATATACACGTAGGAGCTAACATTTTAGAGTTTTAATTAAGAATGCTTATATTTGCGCTATATAATATAAGAAATGAAAAGACTTAAGAAAGAAAATCTACGAAAGAAGGAGTTTTTCCCTAAATATCTTAGGTTAGTAAATGTAATCTTACCTGACCCTCTTACTCAAAGAGAGATAGATGTACTAGCAGCATTTATGCAGTTAGAGGGGGATTTAGTAAGAGAAGATAGATTTGGTACTCAAGCAAGAAGTGTAGTAAGAAAGAAATTTGGATTTAAAACATATTCTAATTTAGATAACTATATTAGATTCTTTAAGAAAAAAGGAGTTATTCAAACTTCTCCTACTACGGGCAAGTTAGTGCTCAGTCCTAAACTAGCCATTCCTGATAAGGAATCAGAAGTTGAACTTACCTTTGCTTTTAACTTTAAAGATTAGTGAGCGATACCTCTAAGATATACGAAGAGATAAGTAAAGAAACTGGCTTACCTGTACCATTAATAAGACATATTGTACAGCACCAGTTTTCTTTCGTTAGAAAAACTATGCAAGATGGTTTGTTAGATAATATTTTATTACATAACTTTGGTTCATTCAAAGTAAAGAAAGGAAGAATAAATTTCCTTATAAGATCTTTGATAAAAAAAATACGAAAAGGTACACTTGATTATGAAAAGGGAGTAGAAGAAATTAGAAGGTTATGGGAAATACGAAAGAGAAAGTAGAAAAAGGAATAGCATACTACGAGGGAGAAGTGCATGTCTTAAATAATCAACTAGAAGAATTAGTAACTGATTATGATCCTGACCAGGATAGCGGATTGCTTATTGATGATACCACAATAGAGATACTAGGTATAAGTAAGAGAATCCGAAATAGACAATTAATAATTGAGCAACTTAAAAAACTATTAAAAAAATGAACATGCCAACAGAAAAAGAATTAGCGGAAAATATTATTATTTCTCCTGAACAGGCAGAAGCTATTGAGTTTCAAAAAAAAGCCAGCCATACTGATCTACGTATTAGAAAATGCCACATTATAATTAATGCACTGGCAATTGGGGGAGAACATGTAACGCCTTTGTTTGAAAAAGAAGAAAGAAAAGAACTTGAGGCTAAATTAGCAGCACTTTTAAAAGGAATGTAATGTCAGGAGAAGATTCAAATTATTTTGAAGGCCATCAACGTAATGTTGATGTTAAAAAAGGCATTCAACGTACTTTTTGTAAAACATGTAAGACATGTCCCTCTGTTTCAATCCATGAAGATCTTGATAATGTAATTCTTGGAGGAAAAGAAGAAGGATATACAGTATGGAAAAAAGGACATTTTAAAGATATGATAGAAGATATCAAAGCTGGTATGTTCGATAAGTATATTTAGAATGGGGACATTTAAAAATATTAAGGACGGATGGGGAAACTACATAAAAGCATGTCAAGATGCTGCGGGTCTTCCTGAAGATGTTCAAAAATTAGCAGATGAAAGGTCTGCGATATGTAAAGATTGTCCCTTTTTAGAAAGATCAGGTCTTTTTAGATTTATAAATCGTTTAGTCCCAGGAGATACTCCTGGAGAGCCTAAAAGAGTAATAAAATCTAAGTTTTCTGTTTCACCTGAAACTGCAAAAGCACTTTCAAAAGAAAATGTTTACGAAGGATATAAATGTGGTAAGTGTGGGTGCGCTTTTCCAGCCAATGTATATGCACCTGATAAAAAATGCCCAGAAGGAAAATGGTAGAAAAAGTAAAGTTAGTCAAAGACAATATTTTGGTATTTATAAAAATGCCAAACAATGAAACTGAAGGAGGAATTGTCTTAAATAAAGAAACTGCAAGAGAACTTCAGCAAACTATTACAGGAGAGGTACTTCATATAGGACCCGATGTTACAGATTTTGAAGTAGGAGATACAATTCTTTTACCTCCTCATGGGCATACTGCAGTTGCGATAGATAAAGAAGTTTATCATATTTTCAGAGAGACCTCTCTATTCGGTAAAATAGAAAAGTAATGTCTGAAGACTTCTCTCAAAATATGGTAACGGTTACAATGTCTGGTAAAAAGGCAGCAGTAATTGCTACTGTAAAAAGCTTTTTTGGAGACCCGATACTCGAATCCACTATTCAAGATGAAATAACAGGACGCCCAGATACTTTTATAGGAATCTTTACTCTTTATATATCAGATGAGGAGATTAAAATTGAGTTAGAAGAAGATGAAGTTATTTGATCTTAAAGCAAGGATAGTCGTAATATCTCCTGAAGCGCTTTTAATCCCTGAATTTAAAGATTTATGGGATAGAGATAAGACCAAAAACAAATTAAAGGCACATAGAGAATTATCTTATGTGTATTTTATATCTGATTATAAATCACCTTATAGATCGTCTTTAACTGAAGACAAACTTCATGGAGTAGTTGCAAAAGACTTTATGAAAGATGAAAAGTACAAAGCTTGCTCTAAAGTTCTTGCGGCAATTGACAAATATAAAGAGTTGCAAAAAACTCCCTCAATGTTATTACTTGATGCGTCAGTACAAACTGTACATAAGCTTATCAATTATCTTCAAGAGATGGATCTTACTGAAAGAGATAAAAGTGATAAACCTATATATAAGCCATCTGATGTAACTACCAGTCTTAAAAATATAGGAGGGATTGTAGAGTCTTTAGCTAAAGTAAGAGAAAGCGTAGAAAAAGAAGTATCAGAACAGGCCACATTAAGAGGCCATCGTAAAAAAGGAAATAGAGAGGACCCATGAAATTAAAAGTAATTCGCTATAGTAGTCAAAAAGATTCCACTAATGGGGCATTGTTTATAGAAAACGATGACCTATCTTTAGATTTCTTATGCTATACCCTGGAAGATGAGTATAGAGAAGAAAAAATACGATCTGAAACACGAATTCCAAGTGGTGAGTATGAAATTAAACTTAGAAAAGAAGGTGGATTCCATGCAAAATATTCTAAAAGATTTCCTGATATACACATTGGTATGCTTCACATCATTGATGTTCCTAATTTTGAGTATATTCTCATACATTGCGGTAACACTGACGAACATACTGGTGGATGTTTACTCTTGGGGGACTCCCAAGAAAATAATATTATTAAAAGTAATGGATTCATTGGAAGTTCGACTCAGGCGTATAAAAGAATTTACCCTAAAATCAGCTCGAAGCTAAAAAGTGGAGAAGAAGTTACTATTGAATATATAGATTTGGCATAATGCGAGTACAAGGCGATAAGATAGAAAAAGTAAAAATTAAGAGACGCGGTATTCATGCTAAATCTAAAAACTCCAACTTAAAATCTTCTAAGCATTATAAGAAGAAATATGTCGGACAGGGAAAATGAGATAAATGATCTTATAAAAGGGGAGGAATACTTAGAAGAAGCAATGTTTAATTGCTATTTAATTATAACTCAGCAACTTACATTAGGAGACCTTGAACATGATGGGGGATTTTGGCTGCCCGATGTTGAATCAGAAGATTTAGTGCATGATATTTTTAAGTATTATGAAGTTAGAGAAGATTATGAAAAATGCCAAGATATGAAAGAGCAAATAGATCTTTTTGGAGAAAGAAAAGTTTTAAGTAGACTGAATGGGCAAGATTATAACGTCTGAAAATTGGAATAAAATAAATTCTAATATAATTAGCCCTGTAAGACATACAGGTCAAGAGTACCTTAAGTTTATAAATACTGAGATATTTAGTGAGTCAGCAAAACACTATCTAAAGCATAAAGCATATACATTCGCACCTGAAGGAACCTCTGAACATATGGAGTTCTGGGATGAAGAAGAGCGTAGATGTAGAGAGGGGTACATTGTGGGAGGAACTCGCATCACAGGCGAGCACTATGCGTATCTAAACTACGGTAGGATACTAGCCACTGTAGATGACGGTAAACGTCAAAGAAAAATAGACACATTTCCTAAATTTCTAGACATGGACTATTATTGGTACCATGAATTAGAAGAAGCTGAGAAGAATGGCCAGGGAATGATAGTCGTTAAGGCTAGACGTAAAGGATTCTCTTATAAGAATGCATTCGGAATGGCCTGGAAATATCACTGGTGGCCGCATTCTATTTCTATTCTAGCAGCATACGAAAAGACATTCTGGGCTAATACTATGGAGATGGCCAAGAACATGATAAACTTTATAAATGAGAATACCGATTGGGTTAAAGGCTCATTAATAGATAGACAAGATCATATTAAAGCAGGGTATATAGAGAAGGATATATATTCAGGAGTAAACATCCAAAAAGGATTTAAATCTGAAATATTAGCGCTTAGCTTCAAGGACAGCCCTCAAAAGTCAGTTGGGCGTACCGCAGAGAGAATGCTGTTCGAGGAAGCAGGTGATTGGCCTGGACTTATGCAAGCATATCAAAGATCTTATCCTCTTTTCAAGGACGGTAATATTATGATTGGAATTCCTATACTCTACGGTACGGGAGGAAACAGCAAAAACGGTACGAACGCAGATTTCGAGTCGATGTTCTACAATCCTTCGGCCTACGGCCTCAGGAGCTATGAGAATATATACGATGAAACAGCTATAGGTGAAGCTGGGTGGTTTGTAGATGACGCTTGGTATAGAGAGCCCTACATAGATAAGGCTGGTAACGCACTGAGAGACAAGGCTGTAGAAGATATAGACTTAGAAAGGGAGGAAAAGAAAAAGGCAGACCCAAAAGCCTACAACATGATGGTTACCCAGCACCCACACACACCTAAGGAAGCTTTCCTAAGAAGTGAAGGAGCTGTATTCCCTGCTATAGAATTATATAATGTATTATCTAAATTAAAAGCAGACGATAGATATAAAAAACTAGGCACACCTGGGACATTATTTGAAGAAGAAGGTAAAATTAGATTTAGACCTGACTTAGAGAATAAATTATACCCTATGAATAAGTATCCTCATAAATCAAATGAACCTCAAATAGGATGTCCTGTAGTATATCAACATCCACCCGAAGAGATACCACATGGTCTGTATAAAATAGGACTTGACCCCGTAGCATTTGACAAATCAGGTAGTAAATCTTTAAATGCTGCCTATGTATATAAGACTTATCAAAAATTTGAATATGGATATGATGAAATTGTTGCAGAATATGTGGGGAGACCTGATAACATCGAAATTTATAATAGGAATCTTGAATTACTTTCGGAATACTTCGGAGGAGCCGAAATCATGTTTGAGAACGACAGGGGAGAGGTGTTGTCGTACTTCAAAAGACGTGGAAAAATGCACTTGCTCGCAAACCAACCAGATAACGTCATCTCAAAAGTAATTGAAAACTCAACTGTAGCACGAATTAAAGGCTGTCATATGAATGAACGTATGAAAGATGCAGGAGAGAAATTTATATTAAGATGGTTGTGGACAGAAAGGGGTAAAAATGAAGATGAAACTAAGATCTATAATATGGACTTACTTCCAAGTCCAGGTTTAATTGAAGAATTAATATCATATCATAGAGAAGGAAACTTCGATAGAGTTATGGGATTTATGCAATTAATGTTTAGTGTAGAAGAAGAGTTTGGAAGAGAAATAAAGAAAGAGCCATATAAAAGTGATCCAGCTAAGTATTTAGTTGATAATATGAATATATTATATAAGAAAAGAAAATAATTTTCTCTATATTTGCAGATTAGGGAGTAATTTAGACTACAATCATGGGAGAATATTCGTTTCCGCAACAAAGACTTACCACTAGAGATAAGCTTAAGAATAAAAAAGCTTGGGGTAAGAATATGATAGATGAGATTGATAGATATGACTCCCTTGGATATGACGGCAGAGAAAATATAGACAGAAAACGCGCTAATTACGATTTATTTAATGGCGTACTTACTGCATCAGACTTTGAATACGTCTGCAAACCCTATGGAGAAGGCGTAGGGGAAATGCCTGCCGAAATGAGGCACTATGATATTATGTCTCCTAAATTAAGAGTTCTTTTTGGTGAAGAAATAAAAAGACCTTTTAATTTTAAAGCCATTGCTACAAATCCAGAAGCAATAACTGAAAAAGAAAGAGAAAAAACTCGCCTGGTTCAAGAGTATCTTCAACAACAAATTCAAGCTCGTATACAACAGAAGCTAATGGAGCAAGGTCTTCTAGAACAAGGGGGCCCAGAAGAAGCACAAGATCCTGAAGCAATGCAGCAAAAGCAGCAACAAATTCAGCAGGTTCAGCAAGCTATGACTCCCCCAGAGATTGAAGAGTACATGAAAAGAGATTTTCAAGCTGCTAAAGAAATAATGGGTAATCAAATGCTTACCTATTTAAAACACAAACTAAGTATAAGAGAAAAGTTCAATAAAGGTTGGAAGCATGCTCTTATTGCAGGAGAAGAGGTGTATTGGGCGGGTATTGTAAATGATGAACCAGAGATAAGAGTTGTAAATCCTTTATACTTTGAGTATGATAAGGACCCAGATCTAGATTACATCCAAGACGGCCAATGGGCTAAGTATATTATGAGGATGACTCCAGGATCTGTAGCTGACAGTTTCGGAGAATACCTCTCTGAAAAAGAAATAAAAGATCTGTACACCGATTCTTCCTTAGGTGGCAGCTCCCATCCTCTAGGCTCTGACGAATTCGGATATGATTATGACGACAACCTATTTGACTCAACTTTCTCTATGGAGGGGGATGGTGAACACACTCCAGATGGATCATCTTATATTAGGGTGGTCCACTGTGAGTGGCGGTCATTAAGAAAGCTTGGATTTCTTAAGACTCTTAATGAGAATATGGAAGAAGAAGAGATTATTGTAGATGAAACCTACACTCTTAATAAAAAAGCAGGAGATATTGAATTAAAGTGGGAATGGATTCCTGAAATATGGGAAGGAACTAAGATAGGTAAAGACTTATATGTTAATATACAAGCCAAACCTAATCAATTTAAAGATCTTGATAACTTATACACTTGTAAATTAGGATATGTAGGTCTTGCCTACAACAATCTAAATTCTGCTTCTGTATCTATGATAGATAGAATGAAGCCTTACCAGTATTTATATAATATTATAATGTATAGGTTAGAGTTAGATTTAGCGTCTGATAAAGGAAAAAAATTCCTTGCCGATATCAATCAAATCCCATCTTCTATGGGGATTGACATGGAAAAATGGCTTTATTACTTTGATGCAATGGGAGTTGCATGGGTTAATCCTAATGAAGAGGGACAAAGAAATAAGCAAAGTAACTTTAATCAATGGCAGGCTGTAGACCTTACAATGTCTCAAACTATACAGCAAAAAATTCAACTACTTGAGTATTTAGAAGTACAATGTGGTGAAGTGTCAGGTGTTACTAAGCAACGAGAAGGTCAAGTGGGCCCTAATGAGTTAGTAGGTAACACTCAACAAGCTGTTGTTCAGTCTTCGCACATTACAGAAGAGTGGTTTTACTTACACAATAGATTAAAGGCAAATGTCCTTGAAGCTATTATAGATACAACTAAGGTCGCGTGGGCGAGCAAGCCTCTTCAAAAAATCCAATATGTATTGGATGATATGACAACTCATATGCTTACGGTAGACCCACCAGAGTTAGTAGAATCTAATTTTGGAATATTTGTTTCTGATTCTGCAAAAGATCAAGAAATCTATATGACCATGAAGCAACTTGCACATGCTGCTCTTCAAAATCAGCAAGCAGAGCTATCAGATGTTATTAAAATGCTTACTACTGAATCTACTTCTGAGATTAAAGTCTTACTTGAGAAGTCTGAAGAAAGTAAAAGACAAAGAGAGTCAGAAATGCAACAGCAGCAACAACAAGCTCAAATGCAGGCTACTCAAGCTCAGCAACAAATTGAGGCTCAGAAACTTGAAATGGAAAAATATAAAATTGATGCGGATAATGCCACTAAGATTGCTGTAGCAGAAATAAATTCTTTTAAGAATCAAATGGATCAAGATTCAAATGATAATGGAGTGCCCGATCAACTTGAAATTCAAAAACTTAAAATTGCAGCCGAACAGAATAAGCAAAAAGCAACTATAGAAAAACGAAAACTAGATCTTAAAGAAAAAGAAGTTAGTCAAAAAAAATCTATGGATGAGAAAAAGCGAAAGCACGAGAAAGAAGAAAAAGCGAAAGACAGAAAAGCGGCTGCAGCAAAAAAACCTTCCAAGTAGATGGTGTGATATAGCACCAAGAGAGTGTAATTGTAAAGATGGCTATTGCGAATTAGCAGGCAAAGACTTTAAAAAGGATGTATAATAATATACTAAATAATCTTATAAACGGATTTAAAAACGGTGGAGTAACAGAGCCTCCTATTGATCTTTCTAATATAGATACGACTAAAACTGCTGCTTCAGAAAGTACTGGAGTAGCAATGCCTCATGATTCTTTTGGAGATAATATGGATGAGTTTTTGCGGTATAATACACTAGATTCAGATTATGTTATTCCTGATAGACTTAAACCTCGCGAAAAATATGATGATTCTCATTGGGCGGATACTATATCGCCTTTGATGAAGATGAAAAACAATATGAACTCTGCGGCTACTAACATATTAACTTTAGCTTCAGAACTGCGCCTTCCTACAGATGAAGAAAAGAAAGCGCGGGCTCAATATCAAAGAAATCCTCATACAGGAAGTTGGGAAGAAAGAGAGGGGCAAACAGCTAAAAATATAAACTTTGCACTTAATACTATTCCAAATGCTGCTATAAATCTGTTTGGATTTTCGAGAAAAGCAGCATCTCAAGCGGTAGTTAGTGCAGCAAAAATGGCAGATACAGCGTTAGCAGGAATACAAGGAGATGTAGATACTTTTGAAAAAGGAATAGAAACTATATTATTTAAAAAAAGTAAAAGCGAACTTTTAAAAAATTTAGTAAAAAAACCAGTTCTTAATAAAGCACAAAAAGTAATAAAAAAAGGCTTAGCATTTGATAAAAATCCTACAACTAAAGCTTACAAAAATAGAGCTAAAGCAGTTCATAAACTATCTAAAGGAGAGGACCAAGATGTGACATTAGAATCTGAAGCTGCTGCTAATCTACGTGGTGCAGAAGAATTTTCAAAATTAAACGAGAGGGAAAAAGCAGGACGATTAAAAAAATGGGAGAGAATGCATGCTATTTCTCAGAGAGTAAAGAAAAGAGAATCATTAGCGTCTTTTAAAGAAGGAGGTGAAGTAGAAGGAGTAGAAGAACAACAAGAACTTCCTTTACGTACCTCATCTACAACTCCTGTTTCTCAAGAATACTGGGATTTTATAAATACTAGAGAAGGATATACCCCTGATAAACTTAAAGAAATAGAAGATCATGAAGAGTTGTATCAAGCTAAACAAAACTTTTATAAAGATGCATATAATACTCCTTTGAGTAAAGATGAGCAAGCTCTTTATGATATTTGGTACCCAAAAGCAGTAAGAGATAAAATAATCAACCCTATGGATCACGGAGTTTATGATATACCTGGGTTCTGGCAAAGTGGCCAATGGAAAAGTAAAGATGGCAGGGGACATGGTACAGATACATTTAAAAAACCAAATCATATTACATTTTCTAATGAATCTAAATGGAGTAGTCAACAAGGAGGAAGTCCTTTTGAGGGCGGATCTTGGGATGAAACAGGAGGATTCAAGCCTGGTAAAGATAATTTTTATGATAATGGGCAAATAGAGTATGAATTTGATAGAGAAAGAAAATACTGGGAAGAAAAAGGAAAAAAGAATATGGTTCCAGAGCATCTAATGTATGGTATACCTGAAAGTATAACTGAAATGGAAGAAATGCCTCAAGATAATACTAATGTAAATCTTGATTTAATACCCGAAGAAAGCTTTAATATAGAATAATTTAATATATCTTTGGCTATAGAAAAATTTATTAATCATTTAACATAACAAAAACTGTTATGTTTTTAATACAAAACTAATTATATTTGTAAACTAATTTTAAATTATGACTCAACAGAACAATTTAGACGAAAAGCCAATCACAAACGCTGACGCGCCTTTAGATACAATGTGGGACATAGATGAGGGAAACCTTGACGACTTAATTACTACTAATCCTAATCAAGATAAAGATCCTGTATTAGGAGGGCTAGAGATAGAGTCAGAAAGTGATGACCTTTTAGGACTTAATGAAGATGCTGAAAAAGGATCTGATTTAGACGTTGATAAAAAAGAGAAAGAACCAGCTAAGGAGGAAGAAGAACTTCCTGAATTGGATATAGAAAATTTTGACACTCCCGAAGCTACAGAAGAAGGAGAAGAAGAAGAAAAAGAAGCCCCAAAAGCTTCAGAAGAAGAAGAGAATGAGTTTTCAGTTTTTGCAAAAATGCTTGCAGAAAAAGAACTTCTAGATATAAACGAAGAGGAATTTGAAGCTACAGAAGAAGGTCTTATGGACGCTTTTGCAGGAACAATAGAATCAAGAGTTAAAGAAGAACTTGATCTTTTTCAAAAAGGATTACCTAATGAAGGTAAAGATCTGCTTAGACATCTTATATCGGGCGGAAGAGTTTCCGATTTTGTTGACACTTACTCTGCTCCAGATGTAATGGGTCTAGAAGTTCGGGGAGACTCTAATACTGCTGTTTCTAATCAGAGGGCAGTATTGAAAGAGTTTTTAAAATTACGTGGAGACAGTGCAAATGAAATTGAAGAGACTGTTCAAGATTACGAAGATCTCGGTAAATTAGAAAAGCAAGCATCTAAAGCACAAGAAAGACTTGCACATTATTATGAATCGCAAAAACAGAATCTTGCAGCTCAACAACAGCAAATTAATGCTCAAAGAGAAGAGCGCAGGAAAGAAGTTATTACAAATATTCAAGACAAAGTATCTAATTCTGCAGAAATTAAAGGATTTCCTTTAAGCAGAAAAGTTAAAAAAGATCTTTTATCTTATATGACCGAAACTACTTCAAAAATAGACGGTCAAGACGGACCTCAATATGTAACTCAATTTCAAGCTGACGAAATGAACGCCAGCCAGGATGTTGATGATTTCATATTACGGGCTTATTTACGCATGACTAATTTTAGTTTAGACGGGGTTAAGAAAAAATCTAAATCTGATCTTTCTTCTAAATTAAGAACTCAGTTACAACATAGCAAGAACCGAACAGGTACTCAAGCTAAGTTTGGCGGAAATAAGAAGCCAGGTGGAAAACTCTCTGAGAGTTCTGCTTGGAATGAATTATAACCTAAATTATTAATTTAAATTATTTAAAAATGAGAGCACAATCAAAATTAGCCGTCCTTACGAGGCCTATGCATGCTAATTTTACTGAGGTTAACCACCTGGGAGCTGCATTCATGGCTGAGCCACATAAATTTGATAAAGTGCTCACCAGAGTTTTTACAGCATCTCGCATGGCGGATAACCCTTTACTAGCAATGACAAAAGGAATGGGACGTACTTCTGAAATCGAATCTTTCGATTGGGAGTGGGAACTTATGGGATCTTCTACTCGACCATTAGTAGCAACTGCTGCTGCTTCTGGAAGTGGAATCACCCTTTCTGAAATTACTTTAACACTAGATGAAGACTGGTTCAAGCCTGGAGACGTTATTTCTCCTGCTGCTGGAACTTCTCGTCAACTAGTTCGTATTCAATCTGGCCCAGTTGCTGCGGCAGGTCCTGGAGTAGGTTGGGAGTATGTTTGTCGCCTTATGGGAGACGATCAACTTGCAGCTCTAAGCGCTGCTGCACAACTTGCAGGAGTTCAATGGAGTAAAATGTTTTCTGTGTATGAAGAAGGTGGTGACCAGTCTGGTTCTACTACTTACGCAATGCCAATGAAACTTCGTTCTAATCTATCTACGTATAGAAAAGAATATTCTGTTACTGGTGATGCTGCTAATCAATCTTTGGTTGTTGCATTGATGGACGCTAACGGAAAAGTATACAAAGACTACAAATGGTTGAAGTATGCTGAAGCTGAGTATTGGATTCAGTGGCACAAAGAAAAAGAAAGAGGTCTATGGTATGGACAATCTCAATCTTCTGTAGCAGGAGCTAATGGACGTATTGCACGTACAGGCCCAGGTGTTCAGGAGCTACTTGAGGATTCTCACGTACACTTTTATAACACTCTTACTGAAAAACTTATCCGTGAGTATCTTCTAGATATCTTCTTTGGACGAGTTGATATGTCTAACCGAAATATTGTTGCGTACACAGGTGAGTACGGAATGCTTGCATTCCA